GCGTTCCAAGGAGCAAAGGCGGCGAACGCCGAGCTTCGGCAGGCTCTTCGAGATCACGAGGTGCCAGAAGCGGTCATCAACAAAGTATCCACCCAGGTAAACGTCATCCCGCCTTTGACGCCGGGGAACGTTGGCTAAGACGAAGCTCTACACCCGTGGCCAGATGAGGAAACATCGGCTTCGGAAGCAACGGGCGCGGCGAAAGATTCTAGAGGAAATGGGAGCATGGCGCAAGGCAAACTGACCCCGAAGCAGGCTCTATTCGTTCAGGAATACCTCGTGGACTTCAACGCGACACAGGCGGCGATCAAAGCAGGATACAGCGCGAAAACGGCTCAATCCATATCAACCGAGAACCTTTTAAAACCTTTGATTCAGCAAGCTATCCAAGAAGCTTTTGCGCAACGAGCGGAACGGACCAAGAGAACCGCTGACGACGTCTTGAGAGACATCGAACGACGCGGCAAATTGGCAGAAGAAGCGGGGCAGTTCAGCGCGGCTCTCAAAGCCGCTGAACTTGAAGGCAAACATCTCGGCATGTTTACCGACAAGCTTGATCACTCCGGGGAAGTAGTCATCCGTGTCAAAAGAGATCGCGTTGAGTATCCCGATGCCTCATCCGGGGCAGATGAGGATTTTAGCGGCCCGGAAGACGTTTAACGCGGTCGCCTGCGGTCGTCGGTTCGGGAAGACCCACCTCGTCAACTGTGAACTAGCCATTGAAACGATGGTCGATGAGGCCGCGCCGTTTGGCTATTTCGCACCGACGTACAAGCTGCTTGCTCAGTCCTTCCGGGACATGGTTCAGCGGCTCAAGCCGATTATCAAGTCGGCGAACGCGACTGACCGTCGCATCGAGCTGATCAACGGCGGGACGTGGGAAGGGTGGACGCTTGAGGACGACGACGCGGGCCGTTCGCGAAAGTACAAGCGGGTCGCAATTGACGAAGCCGGACTAAGCAGGAAGCTAGGCCAAATCTGGAACGACGCGATTCTTCCGACGCTTAGCGATTACAGCGGCGAGGCCTGGCTACTCGGCACACCCAAGGGGATGAACTTCTTCCATGAAGCATTCCAGCGCGGCCAGGACCCGACGCAAAGCCTTTGGGCATCGTTCCATGCTCCAACATCGGCAAACCCGTACATTCGGTCATCGTTCATCGAAATCGCTCGACAGCAGATGCCGGAACGATCATTCCGGCAAGAGTATTTGGCGGAATTCCTCGAAGACGCGGGCGGCGTGTTTCAGGGGGTTAGGGAGTGCATTGGCAGCCACACGCAAGGCGGCCTGTGCCGGTTCTTTGGGCTTGACCTGGCGCGGACTCAGGACTACTCCGTACTCAGTGGGTTAGGCGAGGACGGGCGGCAGAACCACCTAAGCCGATGGAACGGCATCCAGTGGGAAGCGACGGTAGAACGGGTGGCGCGAGTCGTTGAGCAACACCCCGGCGCGGTGCTCGTGGTCGATTCCACGGGCGTCGGAGATCCAGTCTATGAATTGATCCGACGGCGTCTTCCGAATCATCGCGTGGTGTCATTTAAGTTCACGCACGATTCAAAACGACAGCTTATTGAGAATCTTCAGCTTCAGTTTGAGCGCCGGGCAATTTCACTCTTAAATGATCCGATTCAAACCGGTGAACTGTTGGCCTACGAGTACGACGTGACGGCTAAAGGCACTGTGACCATGAACGCCCCGGAAGGGATGCACGACGATACGGTGATCGGTTTGGCGCTTGCGGCTTGGGAGTTCAGGCCGATGCGCAAAGGCACTTCAAAAGTTATTTCAAATGGAAGCCTATATTAATTCTCTGATTGGGACCAAGCATTTGCCGCCGCATTTTGCCTATGTTCGGGGCGAAGGGCGAAGGGCCAAAGCCTATTACAACCTAAAGCCGTACCCCATCTACGGGTTCCAGCGATGGAAAACGGAGGCGTCTGGGCCGTTGCCTCGATGCCGTCCGTTTGTTCAGCGAATCGCCAAAATGGGCGCGGAATGGCTGTTTGGTAAGCCGGTCCAATTTAAGGTCGAAAAGCATGACGGCCTATCAAAGTTCATTAATGACACTTGGAACGCCAACCGAATGGGCTCCAAGGCGCTTGACCTTGCTCGTAAAGCCAGCTTGATTGGCGGGTTTGTTCTCAAATTCTCTTACGATGAAACTCAATCTCCATTTCCGAGGATCACGGCGCTCGAACAGGCGGAACAAACTCGACTCTATTTTGATGCCCATGACACCGAAAAGCTTGTCATGGCTCGAATCCAATACGCGGTTATGGACCCAACCGATGGGGAATGGTATTGGCACCGAGAAGATTGGAGCGACGACGAGTACGTGGTTTACAATCGGATCAAAGTCGAGTCCGCTACCGGGCTTTCTCAGTCGGCTTCCATAAACCCTTACGACTATTCCGAGACGGCGGATAAATCGGAATGGACAGTCCAAAAACGTGAAGCAAACGAGTTTGGCATCATTCCGGTGTGGCTTGTTCGAAACCGATTGTCCGGCGACTGGTACGGCTGCGGGGACCTTTGGGACCTCTACGACGCGGTTGACCAAATCAATTTTACGCGGGACCTTGGGCACAAGGACAATCAGAAGCGCGTCAACCCCAAGACCGCCTACATCGACCTTGACGTTCCAGAAAACGAATCCGCGGCGGAAAACTCGGCCGGGGGCGCGGTGGCGTTTGAGTCAACCGGAGACTCCCGTTCTGGCCGAATTGAGCTGTTAGAGCCACGCGGAAACGCACGAGCCGACATTGACCAATTTGCTCGGGATCTTCAGCGCGAATTGTTTGACGCGGCCGGCATCACGGACCTTTCGCCCGAAGCCGTAACCGGAAAAGGCGCGATGACGGCGGCGGTCATCCGCATGATCTTTGATTCGACAATCCGAACAACCGAAGAAAAGCGAAGGCTTTACGGCGAAGACGGGTTCTGCATGTTCTTCGAGCGGATGCTAATCGGGCTAACGAACCTCGGAGTATTGTCCGCGCCAAAAGACATCGACGTTCAATGCCTTTGGCCGCCGCTGATCAGTTTGACCCCCGAAGACCTTCGCGCGATGACCGAGACTTACGCGAACATGGTCGAGCAAGGGTTCACCACCCAAGAGCGAGCGATCCGCGTAATTGCCGCAGCCACCGATGTTAACGACTCTGACGTGCTTCTTGATGAAGTGGCAAACGAGCGTGAAGCAACCCAGGCCCAAAAAGCCAAAGAATCCGCCGAAGAGCCTACCAACGGTAGTGGCGACGGCGAGGACAACTAAAAATGAAAGCTCCATTTGAATTCACTAAGACGCCCGAGCAAATCATCATTGAACAGCCCAAACCGTGGCTCGAAAAAATCGCGGCTAGTCAAGTCGCCCATTTCGACCCAGAAACGGGCTGGGACACCGACGATATGGACGCCGTGGTCATGTTTGGTCTTCCGTTCGCGGGCAACCCTAGCCGAACCCGCGTTAACCCGCACACCAAAGTATCTGAACCCTGGTACGACCAAAGTCAAGTGGCCACGTCCATTGGCGGATTTGCCGTTGAATGGCTTGGTTGGCACGACGCGACGCAGTGCGGGGCGTACCTGCGGCTTGCCCCTAAATCGGAAGAGCCAACCGAAGTGATCGAGCCCAAGGCAGGTAAACGATGAAACTGAAGCCGATGTTTTATCGATCGGAAGACGGTGTGCCGCCTTCAACGCCGCCCGCCGCGCTTCCTGTCGAAGACAATAGCGCTATTCGTTCGCTTCGGGAAGCCCTCGACAAAGCCAATGCGCGGGCCAAAGAACTTGACCAGAAGGTGACGACGCTGGAGCGGGAAAAGCTCACCGAGTCCGAACGCATTCGAGCCGAGCTTGAAGAAGCCAAAGGCAAGCTTGGTGAAGCGGCGGTCTTTCAAGGCCGATTTGAAACGGCGGAAGCCAAATTTCAAAAGCTTTACGAATCGGCCATCCAAGAGATCCCTGAAACCGTTCGAGCGCAAGCCGTTCAGCTAACCGAAGCAGGCACCACGTTTGGCGACAAGTTCGACATGCTTACCACGGTCAAAGGAATGCTTGGGGTCGTCACTGCCGCGCAACCCAAATCGGCGGGGACCACCACCAACCCGGGAATGCCGCCAACGGCACCACGCGAGCCGCACACGCCCGCCAAACCGCTTACCCCGGCAGAACTGGCCAGCATGTCGCTAACCGACGCGCTGAACTTTGTTCCGTCCAAAGTTTAATCCCCTCAAGGCTGCCCGTTTGCCTTAAAAACGGAGTTCTCATTGCATGACGGTCCCGTTCCGTCTCTAAACAAGTTCGGAGGTTGACACATGAAATCACAAAACAATGGCAATCTCCACCAGTTCAATCACACTGGCCCAGTATGCCCTCACGGCGAATAACCCGCTGATTCAGAAGGTGGCTTTGTCCCTTCTTCAGCTTGGAAACGTCATGGAGGACTGGCCTCTACTCACTGACAACGCCATGAAGCAGAATGGCGTGCGAATCACTGGCAACCTGCCAACGATCAACTGGCGCAAGTTGAACGAGTCCTCGACCACGTTTAGCGGTACGCCTCAGCAGTTCGCAGAGAACGCCTACATCGTGTCGGGCATGATCGACGCGGATCGGTTCATTGTTGCGGACAAGAACTCGATTCAGGACCCTCGGGCTACCCAGCTCCAGATGTTCCTCGCCGGTTGGACCTACGACATGAACGACAAGTTCTTCAACAACAACCACTCCAGCGGTGATGTTGATGCGTTTGTGGGCCTTCGGCAGCGACTTGACGACGCGAGCACTTGGGGCACCAACTCGGCGTGCAAGATCAACGCGGGCGCGCTCGACATTTCGGATTCCGGCTTGTCGACGACTTCGGGAAACGCTCTGGTTTCCTACCTTGAGCAAATGCTTGGCGAAATCGGCGACCTCGACGGGAACAATGTCGTGTTCTACATGAACCGAAACATGGGCAGGCGAGTTGGCCGAGCTATTCGGCAACTTGGCGCGGGCGGTGGTTTTGAAATGACCTCCGACGCGTTTGGTCGACGAATCACCACGTTCCGAAACGCTAAGGTCAAGGTTCTCGGCACTAAGGCGGACCAGTCCACCGAAATCATCACCAACACCGAGACGAGCGCGGGCGCAAACGGTTCTTCCGTTTACTCTTCGATCTATGCGGTCAAGTACGGCGAAGGATACGTCCAGCCGTGGCAGTTCAACGACTTCGCCCAAAGCATTTACCAGGTGGGGATGCGATCGGACGAACCGACTCAGTTCCGAATTGCGATTGACTACGCGGTGGGCATCCTTCAGACCCACACTCGTGCCGTCGTTCGCGCTTACGGGTTCAAGGTGGCCTAATGAGAGACGCACTTCCGGTAATTCAGGCATCGGTCACAAAGACCGCTACGTTCCAAAGCACGGGCGTCAACCTCAAGGCGACCCCCAAGCGAGGACTCGCAATCAGCGTGTTCTATTCGGCGGCAACTAACGCCTCCGGCTCGAACTCCGTGACTTTCAGCATCGAGCAGTCTTCGGACGATTCGACCTACTACACCCTTTCCAGCGCGGCATCCCAGGTGATCAACCTTTCGACGACCGCGCAGTCCGGTCAAATCGACATTCCGTTTGTGCTTGGCCCCGGCATGACCTACGTTCGCTTGGTGGCTACCATCGCGGGCGCGGGCTCAACTCCGACGGTCACGTACTACGCTGAACTTGGATTGGCCGACACTCCCAACTAAACCCCTATGTCGCTCCCTTACACCGCATGGCCGACCGTGGCGCAAGTTTACGACTTGCTCACGGGCGGCAACATCACGCCTACCCTTAGTCAGTCGTCAGACGTCGCCCAAGCGATGGTGAACGGCGCGATTCGGGAGATGGGGCGGAAAAGCGGGCGACAATTCCTTGCCGGATCTACCGGAGAATCTCGGTTTTTCGACGGGTCCGGCACAGGCGTTCAGATTGTTGATGATTACATCGACGTCACGGCAGTAAAATTCTATTGGCTTCCATCAACCGGGGTCATCGACATCACGCAGTTCTTTGAAGTCACGCGGACGCCGTTTGCCAACAATCGAATTCAAATTGTGCAAGGGCCTTCTAATTTCGCGTGGTCTTACATCACCCAGTTTCCCCAAGGACGATCCAATATCGAAGTGGTCGCAACGTGGGGTTACGGCTCCACAATCCCACAGGACGTCTGGGAAGCCGTTCTGTACGCGTCTGCGGCACGCATCGCGGATCTTAACCGTTTGTCCGCTCAAGGCATCTTGACCGACATTAAAGACGACGATGTAACCCTCAAATACGACGGGCGAACCATTGCCGAATCAACGGG